GCGTGGATGACCAGCAATCCCGATGTTTACTTTCCACCTGCGCTTGTCTTTGCCCTTGAGCAAGAGACTGAGCGATGACCCCTGCCGAAGCTGGCTTCAATGGACAAACGCTATACGGGCCAGAAGGGTTTGTATTTATGCTCAAGCGAGGCAACAAACCTCCCAGTGACTATCCAGAGCATAAATTCGCCAAGCAGTTGATCTGGTATTGTCCGGAAAATCAAAATGCTTGCTTGCTTTGGTGCAATGCCGACAATCAATGGTTCAATCTGACTTTTTCTCCTATTGAAAAACCATGACAAAAGAATTCCCCGTTACCCCACCGCCGGAGCTGGTGCAGCAGTGGATGACTGAATACACAGAAACCAAGGCAAACTGCCTCGGCACGGAGTTTATTGCCGCCCAAGCCGCCCAATACGGTGCCGACCAGGAGCTTTTGGCTTGTGGCAACTACCTCAAACAGTGCGCTGCATGGGAGGAAGAGGATGTGACCGAGTTCTATAACTATCGCCGCCCAAGGCCGCTGAGTTTGAAGGAACTGGCTTTGGAAAGTGTGAAACGATTTGAGAAGAGCGGTGAGTTTTTCTCGGACCAAATGCGTGAACTTGAGTTTATTCGCCGCGCACTGGAGCAACTCGATGACTAACTCTTTATTTCCAGCAGAATCTTATTGGATGGGCCCCGGTGTGATTTGTCCCAAACACGGAACACACCCACACACCATCGCAAGCAACATCAAAGGCCACGAAGGACACTGGTGCATGATCTGCGCCCTTGAAGCGCTTGGTGATCCGCTGCCAACGATTTCACAAGAGGAGTATCTCAATGACCTCAATGACTAATTTTTCCTCTGCATCTCAAGCTGTAATGGACGCTTTTCTTAAAGCGCCCATGGGGCAAAGCCACGTGGATGACGATCTTATTGCAGTCGCCGCCGCCTTGCGAGCTGCTGCGGATCATACAGTGCCTGAACAAGCTGAACCACCCTGTGGAGAAAAAGAACCGTGGCCCCAGAGCTATCAGTTGATGGCCGATTCCAAGTGGGAACAACGGCAGCAAACTCGCGCTAACCTCTTGGCCATTGCCGCCGAGCTGGAGGGCGATGATTGACAGCCGAATGATGCAAGCATTTATGGTTGGCTTTTTAGCCAATCCTGTCCTCTGGATAGGAATCCATCGCATGTTAACTTACAAACAATGACTGACTTAATTCCCCTCGAAGAACACAACAGAAAACACGGCGTTCTTTATAATTTTGCGATTCCATGGAAAAACGGAATTGCATGCCCCAAATGTGGTTGCGAGTTGCTCGACTCCAACCCAAACCTCATGCTTTTAACCAACCCTCCTCAGTTTCGCGTTCATTGCTCTTCTTGTGACTACCATGGCACTCGCTTCTAAACTTTCCCCTACAGCGCAGGCGATACTGGATGCCTTCACTGAGGACAATTCTCTCCACGATTGGAAGCATAATCACTACAACATTGATGCTCTCGCCGCCGCCCTCCGCGTTGCTGCGGATCAATTAATCAACGTTAAGTGGAGTTGTGAAATGTGGGAGCTTCATCATGATATTCACGCCATCGCCACTGAACTGGAGGATAGCAATGACTGACCTTTCTCCTGTTGTGCAGTTTGTTTTAGATGCTTATCAATTGGCTCCAATAGAAGATGAACTAACGGTTTCTGCTGTTCTGCGAGCTGTTGCGGATCAGGTGGTGCCGGATGAACCAGCTCCGACAGGCATGAGGCCAGCAGGAGATGTGTACTCTGCCCGAGAGATACGACGTGGGCAGCGACAGGAAACACGAAGCCAACTCCTCGCCATCGCCGCCGAGCTGGAGGGTGCCAATGACTGACCGCAACCTTTCACCACGAGCGCAGGCAGTGCTTGATGCCTATTGGAAGAGTCCATGGGATCCTTTTCTGCAGCACGAAGACCGTTACGCCATAGCCGCCGCCCTGCGAGCTGCTGCGGATCAAGTGGTTCCGGAACATCGCGAGAACTATCCCAACACACTTGATGAGAGATACAGAAAAATGTCAGTATTTGATATTCGCAACCGCATCCTCGCCATCGCCGCCGAGCTGGAGGATAAATAATGGAAGAAATGGACTACAGACGCGCCTATCTGGAAATCGTCGAAATCATTTCGCCTCGCTTTCCAGACTGCAGCATCACCACTATTGACTTGGTGCGTATGCTTGCCTTCGAAAACGACACCTTCCGCATTGCTCTCAAGCTTCCTCATCCTGCAGAAGTGGTGAGAGCCAATGAACAAAGACAATCTTCCTTTGAAAACGACTTCTTCTCATGACCCCTTCAGAAGAACCCAAAATCATTCGTCTACCACGCAATGGTCCAAAGCCAGGACAGTCAACAACTGCCTGGCTCTATGGAAAGCAACGTGCTGAAGAAAGAGCTCTTGAACGAGAGCGCTGGAACAGTCTCAGGAGAAACTCTCCTCAGTAATTTCCTCTTCCATTTCTTCATTGCCCTCCTCTTGGAGGGCTTCTTTTTGCGCAAAAGAAGGCCCTTCTTCAAAAGAAGGACCTTGCTCATCTTGCCAAATGATTTTCATTGCCCAAAAGCATGTTGCACTAGTCTAGAAAATATCGTCAATTGCGGGCTCTTCGGGGATAGCAGGGACAATGGGAGTGGACGGAACGAAGGGCTCGTCATTGTCAAGGGTTTCTTCCCACTCCCAAGCATGATAAAGACGCTGCTTCTCTCCATTGGGACCATTGATGAAACTGCTAGTGATCAAGCCTTGGCGCCTGGCCACTTCGAGCATCTTACCAGTGGAGGAGGTTTCAAAATTGCCACAAAGCATGGCTGCTTGCTGTTTCGTGAATCGTTCGGTCTTGCGCATGTTGATGGCATTGACCACCCTGTCAAGTTCCTCCAGGCTCCCGCCCATTGGCCCCGTGTAGCGCCAGCCATAATTAAGCGCATCACGCTGTAGCGAATGCTTGCCAGTGAGACCGCTCCTGCTCTTCAGCCATTCAAGAATAAATTGATTGGGGTCGTAATTTTGCTCGTCGCGGGTGAGCTTCACCACTTCACTGACGTTGTCAACAAAGCTAGTACTATCCCGCAAGCCCCCGCTTTTGTTCAAATGGTGAAGAATGAGAATAGAACAGCGATAAGTATTGGCAATATCTCTGAGGCCGTAAATCACATCACCAGCATTACTCTTAATCAAATCAACGTTCATGCCAGCAAGGCAGGCAGTCAGAGAGTCAATGGCAATGAATAAAGGGCGATGCTTCCTCACGTGATCCTCGAGTTGTTTCATGTGGGCAAAGCGCCAGTTCTCCCAGAAGCTGATGGTGCCAGGAGCGAGGCCTGCGTCTTCATAGCCAATCACGCCCAGCTTCTCGCTGGTATCCACAAGAGGCTCGTCGCTTTGGATGATTAAACTCTTGCCTTTCATGCACCTTCTGCCGCTCCATGGTTGCCCCAGCGCCACATTCAGCGCCCAGTTGTAAGCCACAGTGCTCTTGCCGGTGCCGCCCGATGCGGCCAGGAGCATCACGCTTCCCAAGGGAATTATGCCAGCAATCAACCATTCTCTGGCCTTGTCAGAGCCTGCAATTGTCAGAGCGTCAATCGTTTCAATTTCTTCTCTGCCATAAATGCGAGCCTTGGCTTCATCAATAATTCTGTCAATATTTTGCTGGCTCATTTTCAAGCCATGTTGTTCCATCCACAACACGGTCTCGTAAGCCACGCGAGCATCATTGGCATAGAGGCCGACAAAGTTTTCAATGGTGGAAACAATTTCTTCGTAAGAAGGCTTGCCATCACGTCCTTTGTGACGACATGCCCCAATGGAAGCAAGAAGATCGTCTTTAGTGGCACCTTCTTCGATGTAGTCAGCTAAGTCGTAGCCGTTACCAGGCGGCAGATTGTCCCATTCCCAACTACGAGGATCTGCATAGAGCCACTGCGCCCCTGGGTTATCAGTGGCCACTTCTGCCATGAAGGCCACACCTTGTTGGTCCCTGTCAGGGCAAAGCACCACTTGCTTGTTGCGGAACAAGCCGGAATAGTCTCCATTAGTGCGATATTGCTTGCTTCCTCCTAAGAAGGTCACGCAAGGAATGTCAAGAGCCCACACCGCTTGACAAGTGAGTTCTCCTTCGACAATGAAAATGGGCAAGCCAGTTTCATTGCTCTTCTCCATCGCCTCTTTGTATTGAAAAGGCAGTACGTTTGCCTTCACTTCTTGAAGCTGAGTTTTATGATTTTCGCTGGTTTTAATCGTCGGAAAGTCTTGCCAAATGCGCTTTGAGCCAGAGGAATCGTCACGATGGACAATAACTACTTCCTTGGCTTCGTTGTTGTAATAGGAGAAATGGTGCAGACCGGCTTCGCGGGGTGGCTTCTCCCATCGAGACAGAGGGGCAAGGGCGTCCCTGATCTCAGCCCTGTGCATGGGCGAGGGGTCGTGCCAGCAGTTGTAACCGCCAGTCGTCTTGTTGACTGTAAAATCATTGCCACCACACGCAGGGCAAACGAACTTGCCCGGCTCGTTGCTGGGTTCGAGCTGTTCAAGGTGGTCAAGGATGGAGAACGCCATTCAGCGGCAAGAAGGGAAGCGCCCTCTATCATGGCAGTCCTGGCCAGTAGCTGCAAGCAAAATGGTTAATACCTTAAGGCGCGGCCCATAAGCAACGCTGATAGCTCAAAGGCTTGCAAAAGGGCATTGTGGGCCTAAAGTCAGGAAGTCCTTCGCAAGTGGCCATTGCCCAGAAGCTTTTACGAAGGCGGCAAAAAGCGTCGCCACTTTACGCTTTCGGAACAAGCCCATGAGCATCTGTGCCGACTGGCGCAAGAAGCCGGCATCTCCAAAAGCGAAACTGTTGAGCGCCTCGTGCGCTGTCAACATCTTTCTGAAGGTCGCTTCACTCTTTCTGATGAAGTGTGGCCTGAAGTGACTGACTTTTCTTTTTCTTCTCATGAAACTCTCTAAACTCCGCGCATTGTGCGACAAAGCCATTGAAAAGTATGGCGACATGGAAGTGGGCGCGTTTAGCCAAGACTATGCTTTTGACGTAAACAGTCCCGATGAGACTTACTCGATCAAGCTTCGCATTTTAACCACCTCTGGTTCTCTTCCTGGCGAATCATTAGATAAAGAAGAAGACGAGGCCTCCAGCGCTCCAGTTTCTCGCTTTGCTTGCATTTTTTACGAGGATTGAATCATGAAACTGGGCACCTTGATTGACACCCTGGACAAAGCTCGCCACCAGGCGGGCAATGATGCAGAAGTGTTTCTTTGCTTTGAAGAAACTGCTCTTGACGAAGGCTATGACGAAGCCTCCACTGAAGGCATTAGCGACATTCGCCTTTTAGAAGACTGGCCACTCCCTGGTAAAAGTTTGTGCTTTGCAGAAGGGGAAAAAAGCCAGAAGGTGGTCATCTTCTATGACAACCACTACAAGCTTGACTCTGCCAAGCAAGCATGAACTCCTCCCTTCTCTTTTACGATCCTGCCCATTTCCAAGATATGACTCTGCCCGTTACTGCCGTTAACGAAGCCATGCTTACTGAACGCATGCTTGGCCATTTCAGTCCCCTCGAGATCTCTCCAGAAGCTTTCACCAAGGCTTACGAGCTGCCAATTGGCGATCACGTGGAGAAGAACTACAAGGGCCTCTCTTATCTTTCCTGGCCTTTTGCTTTTCGCTATTTGAAGGAACAGTTTCCTTCTGTCTATGTGGCCTTTGAAGAAAAGGAAGCTGGCTGGCCAGTGTTTGGCCAAGAGGGCTGCTGGCTGCTGCGTCCCTACCTCACAGACGGCGTCAAGCGCACACCCGCGCTGGTGTTTCCCGTGATGGACAATAAGCACAACGCAGTGAAGGCTCTCGACGCTCGTCAGGTGAGCGACAACATTCAACGAGCTTCTGTGAAGTGCATTGCCACCTTCACCGGCCTTGGACTCAAGCTTTATGCAGGTGAAGACGTTCCCAAGGCGGACGACGAGAAGCCAGCAACTACGGCCCCTCTCCAACAAGCAACCCCAAAGCCTGCCCCTGTGGCCAAGCCGACTGCACCTTCGCTTCAGGAGGCTACTGGTGGCACTTCTAATGAGGCAGAGTTCGACGGCAAAGGAGCGCTTCTTGGCTTCTGCAAGGCCAATCTCTTCCTCCACGCAGACGAACGCAGCAGCATGATGGCTGGCAAGCGTGCCCTTGAAACCGTGGGCCTGTCCAAGGGCGAAGAGATTAAAGATGCTGCAATGTTTGCCAATGTTGTCACCGCCATGGTTGCTGCATGGGTGAAGGAAGAAGGCATCAAAATTACCAAGACTGCAATGGGGAAAGACATTGATGAGCTTCGTGAGGCAAGCCTCAAGGGAGCGGATAGTGCTATTGAAGCCGTAAAGGCCTATGTAGAAGCAAAAAAGTAGATAGGGCAGCAGCCGCGCTCGCGAGAGTTTTCGCGGGCGCAGTTGCCCTTGATGCTGAAGGTGCCCCTCTCTCTGAAGATTATGATCAGCCTGCCAAAGCCTCGTTCCTTCTCTGACATTTCGCACTGTCCCGAGTGCGGGACACTCTGGCACGACAAGCCCATTCCAGAAGCAAGTCGTTGGCTATTCGGGAATAGCGAATGGTTTTCGCGAGTGATTGCCATCAGCTCCCTGCAGCAAGATCGTTGCATTGCCTATCAATGCCCCGATTGCCACACTTGTTGGGACCGCGACACTGGCGCAATTGTTGACTCTTACGATCTTTCATCATGACCATTGTTCTTTCTTTTTTCTCTATCATCCTCCTTGCCTCGCCTATCATGGCGTGCAAGCAGCCAATTGCCAGAGTAGGCTCATGTCCCCTCGGCTACTACAGCAACGGAAGCTATTGCATTCCTAGCCGATAAGGGCGATAGTGGCTTGTTACGATCTTGCCCTGTCCCGAGTCATGCCCTCGTTCGAGCGCTTTGAGCCCAAGCGAATCAGCCTCAATGGAAAGAGGCATTACATTTGCGAAGGCTTCCCAAACGTGCCAGAGGGCATGCTCCTTCCTTCCGTCACCACTGCGCTGTCCTCCATGGCGCCAGTGGCGAAAATCATGGCAATCATGAACTGGCGGAAGCGCGTGGGGACTGACGAGGCCAATAGGCGCACTCGTCTTGCTGCCAATCGCGGCACCTGGCTTCATGGCGTGATTGAAGATTGGTTCAATGGGGAAGATATTGAGCATCATTTAGAAAAGGCGCCGGAATGGGCCATCTACTTTCAGACGATCGATCCATTTTTGGAGCATATTGCAGAGCCGGTTCTGGTTGAAAGCGCAGTGGCCTGGTTCGATCTTGACGAAAAAATTGGCTATAGCGGCACGTTGGATATGGTCGCAAAAATGGCTGATGGTCGCATTGCCCTGATCGACTGGAAGACAAGCTTCAAAGAGAAGCCCGACTATCAGCTAGCCGATTACAAACGACAGCTCGGGGCCTATTCGATGGCGGCAGAACAAATGTACGACACCTCCATTGACGAGGCTTGGTGCGTTATTTCCTGCTTTGACCCAGAAGAGGAGAACAGCAAGAGCCTGCTCCAGTTGGTCCACCTTGACGGCTTTGAGCTGGTGGCGCAGCAACGCATCATGGCCGACACTGTAAAGAGATATTTCAATGAGCACTACCCTGGCGGCCGAGCATTTGCGCTGACGATGGATAAGGGGTAGGATTGGCAAGCCCGAAACGGGCCATACCATCACTCCCCTGGAGAAACACAATGGCTGGAAAGCCTCCAATCACCGCCGCAATCGATCTCACCCCTGACGTGCTCAACGCACTGAAGGCCGCTGGTCCCAACGATCGTGGCAACTACTCCCTCGACCTCGCCGTCTGGGAGAACACTCGTCGCACCTCCGACCGTGCCCCTGGCTATACGGGCATGGTCAAAGTGAAGGGAGCCGATCGCGACGCTCCCAAAGGCTACGCTTCAGTGTGGACCAATATTGGCAGTTCTGACGATCTGTTCTGACAGTGAAAAAAGAAGCTCTTTATTTTTCGCTATTGCCCGCACTGGTGTTAGCGCTGCTTCTGGCAGGTGGTCCCGTTTATAACGTATGGAGTCAAGGGCTCAACGGAAAAGCGGAACTTCAAAAAGCTGAATACACAAGACAGGTGGCCGTTCTCGAGGCTCAAGCAAAAATGGATTCCGCGTCCAAGCTTGCAGAAGCTGAAGTTGAACGGGCCAAGGGTGTTGCTGAGGCTAATCGCATTATTGGCGACAGCCTCAAAGACAATCCTCGCTACCTGCAGTATCTGTACATCACTGGCCTTCAAGAAGGCAGCGAAAAAGGTAATCGTACCATTTTCGTCCCCACGGAAGGCGGCATGCCAGTGCCTACACTGGACGCCAGCAAATGATCACAAGGGGCTTCGGCCCCTTTCTTTCTCTTCATTAAAACCATGCTTCTCACTGATAAAGAAATCAGCAAACTTGCTGAAAACGACTTGCTCATGCCCTATGTGGGCGAAAAGCGGCGCAGGCTTGACAGTGGCATCAAGGCCATTTCCTACGGGCTTTCCCAAGCTGGCTATGACATTCGGCTTTCAGACAAGCAGTTTTTAATCTTCGATGGGAAGGCTTTCAGGGCTGCAGATCGCCCCATTCTCGACCCCAAAATGCTTGATTGCCAGCCTTGCGAGGCTGTGTTGAATCATGGCGACGGAGAATCTTGGTACATCCTTCCTCCCAACAGCTTCGGACTTGGCGTGAGCGTAGAGCGTTTTACCATGCCCAATGATGTGTTTGCCTTGTGTGAAGGCAAAAGCACTTATGGACGCATTGGCTTGATCGCCAACATTCTCCCCATTGAACCTGGCTGGACTGGTTATTTGACTATGTGCCTCGTCAACCCCACTGCCTTTCCATTGAAGCTCTATGTCAACGAAGGCATTGCGCAAATTGTCTTCTTCCGTTGTGGCACCGTTGACAAGCCCTACGAGGGATACTATCAGGATCAAGGCGCTAAGGTGCAGTTACCTGCCGTCTAGTCTTGAGCGCTCTTGAAGATCAATTCCTGGGTTTCTGGCAGGCGCATTATCCTCAGTTCTCCTTAGAGCGAGAATATAGCGACATCGAGGCCTGGGAAAAGGACTATCAAGAGCGCTATTCCCGCAGTAAACGTTCAAAAAGGTATCGTCTTGACTTTGCTCACCCCGACTCTCGCATTGGCATCGAAATACAGGGTGGTGTTTATAATCGTGGCCGCCACGTCACTGGCTCTGGTTATGAGCGAGATTGTAAAAAATACAATCTTGCCTATACGAGCGGCTGGACAATCTTTCTTCTCACTTCTACCATGGCCAAAGACTCCGCCTGGCTCGCGATGATTGCTGGGCATATTGCTGCACAACTTCAGCAGCCTCGTTAAGCATTTCTTCGGCAGCGGCCAAATCATTGTCTCGCTGAGCCATTGCCTGGCGAAGCTGAATGTTTTCAAGCATCAAGCTCTGAACGGCAGTCTGCATGGAGCACCACCCTTGCAACAAGTTCTTGGATACTTCCTTAAGCTGCTTTAAGTCGGTGCAATCGTCAATGGCCCTCTTGTTCACCGTCAGGGCGAATTCCCTTTCGGCTGAATGCTCAAATGGCCCCATAACTGCATGAACGTGACGATTGTTGAATGTTAGCTCAACTGGCAAACAAAATTTCATTGGCTTCTTCATTTTTTTTAAGCCTAGGCGGCATGGATTGGAGACTATGGAGGAAAGCCGAAAAAGGAGAGGACGGCTTGCCGAAAATCACGGTGCTGTCTACAATTGCAAGGCGTTCGGCTTTCCCCTGGTGTTGAGGCCCGAAAAGACCACCGCCGAGACATACGGCGAACTCTTTGCCTTGTTAGTCACGGCTGCCATAGCCTCTGCCTTAAATGGCTGGCTGCTAAGCATTTGTGCCTCCTTCTTCTTTCCATCGTTTTCTCTTGCCTTCTGGCAATGGTGGCTCACCGCCTTCACTTGGCGTTGTCTGTTCAGCTCTCGTTCTTCTGACTGATGCATTCTCTCCCCTCCATCGATCCTCTTCAAGACGGCAGCAGCGAAGTGAGACTGCTTGACTTCATGGGCAATAGTCTGTCCGTGGTCAATGATGCTCGTCAAAGCTTTGAAAAAGCTTCCATTGATTGGTCCGACAAAGACGCCAAACTCCTGAACTATCTGGCTCGCGAACACCATACCAGTCCATTTCGTGGCGTGGTTCTTAAATGGTTCGTGAAGGCTCCGCTGTTCGTGGCCAGGCAATGGTGGAAGCATACAGTTGCTTGCACTTATGTGGATGACCAATTGGGCTGGAACGAAAAAAGCTATCGCTATTGCTCGGCAGAAGATGCTGAGTTTTACATGCCTAGCCTTTTCCTGGAACAAAGCGAGAGCAATCGACAAGCCTCTGCAGGGCCCCTGTCCGACGAAGAGCAGCAACGGGCCAAGCTTGCCTATGCAAGCGGCTTGTGGGCGGCTAAAGCGGCCTATGAGGACCTTTTAACGATGGGAGTGAGCAAGGAGCAGGCTCGCGCCGTGCTTCCTGCTGCTATGTACACTTCTTTCGTCTGGACTTGCTCGCTACAAGCTCTCCTGCATTTCATCAGTCTTCGTAAGGGAGCTGGTGCTCAAGGAGAAATTGTTCTCTACGCCGATGCATTGTTTGCTCTTGGCCGGCCAGTGGCGTCAGAAGCCTTTGATGCGTTTGCTGCCAACAACTATCAATTCTGATCATGCACGACCCCATCAATCCATCGCACTACACTTCCAGCCCCATTGAGTGTATTGAGGCCATTGAAGCATCAATGACGACGGAAGCCTTCAAGGGGTTTCTCAAGGGCAACAGCATCAAATACTTATGGCGCTACCAGCAGAAAAACGGCGCAGAGGATTTGCGCAAAGGACAGTGGTATCTTGAGCGCTTGATCGCCATTAAGGAAATAGAAGAAGCTCAAGCTCAAAGGATTGCTGAGCAAAGCAAAGAAGTGACTCTGCATATTGCCGAGCACGACCCCGACTCCTATATGATCAGCGGATGTCCTGATGGCTTCTGTCCATTGCCTAGCGTGAGGCAAGGGCCTCCAGAAATGTTCAAGCCAGTCAGCTAACCAGCTAGTCCCAATTGCAAAGAAAGCGGCCACACACGGGCCGCTTTTTCATGCGCTTCGTGGATAGGCACGATTCGCTGCGTTTCGTGCATCCAAGCTTCCCATTCTCCAATGGCAGTGTGAGCACTTACAAAGCTATGAGCATAAATCCATGTCATCAATGCGTCTTCACGCTCTTGCGTCCAGAATTGCTGCGGACGCCACCATTCAAACAGTGGCAAATTGCTCTTTGCTGCATTGCAACTCAGGCACGAGGGGGCGCTGTTCCACTTGGCGAAATGTGGCCCTCCCTTGCTCTTGGGCACAATATGGTCAATGGTTAGCTTTTCGTTCCATCGCCCGCAATAGGCGCAGGCGCAATGGTTGAAGGGGCCTCGCACTGGATAGTCTTCAAAGATGCTTTTGCGGAAACGGCGCTTCGCCTCTCCAGGGCGTAAAACAGACAAAGAATAAAGAAGATTCTCTGGTCCATTTTCTTGCCGCATAGCATCACAATGCTCGCTTGTTTCTAGCTTAAACCACTAAAGGCAACAGAGGAGAGAATGTAGAATAGAAGAAAAAGTGTCACGGCTCCAATGAAATCTTGGCAAGAGAAGGCCGCTGACCTGGCGGTGACCGTTACGGCTGGTATGCTTCTTGCCACTGGTGGCACTATGGTGGCTATTGGTACGCAACAAGCTCGCATTACCACGCAAGTGGAAACCGTCATTGAAAAACTTGATGCTCTCACGGAAAATATTAAAAGCCTTGAAGCTCGCGTGCGTTCCCTAGAAATTGAGCGCTAAGCTAAAAGAAAAGCCTTGTTTGTCATGACCTCCATTGAATGGTTTGTTGTTGGCGGCATTGTCATCGCAGCCGCTGACCAAGTGATTCAACACACTCCCTGGAAAAGCAATAACGTGGTGCAGCTTCTTCTGACCGGCCTCAAAGCAGTCTTTCGCGTGAAGGGTTGAGCATGTCTGCTGAACAGGCTTTCTGGAATCAGTGTTTTGATATTGCACGCAAATGCGGAGCACGGTTTCCAGAACTTGTTGCGGCTCAATGCTGTCTTGAAAGCGGCTTCGGCAAGCATTTTTCAGGCAAAAACAATGTGCTTGGCCTGAAAGGCGATGGCTCTACCGTCTCGACAAAAGAATTTTACGATGGACAATGGGTGACTATTAGGGCGGGATTCATTGATTTCCCTTCCATCGCCGCTTGCATTGAATACCTAGTTACTCGCTGGTATAAAGACTATCGCCATTTCAAGGGCATCAACACGGCCCCCAACCGCTACGCAGCCGCCCGCATGCTTTATCAGCAAAGCTATGCCACGGATCCTGGTTATCCGGCAAAGCTTTCAAAGTTGATGAAGCAATACGCTCCTGAATCTACTGTTTCTGCCATGATTGGTCCCAAAAAACGCCCGCAAGATTTCGGCTTCAAACAAGGCGACTCACATCTTGTCGTGAATGATGCCAGTGAAACCATGAAGGCTTTTTCCTTTGAGGGAAAGCTTTTGTGGGAGATCCCCTGCTTAGCTCGTGGACAGTACAGCGATTTTGAATGGAAGCTGCAAAATTCCGACACTCCACCGGGGCTATATCGCGTGGGGGCGATTTACAAAGACTATGAAACCAATGGAGACAACGCAAAATACGATCGCACGCTGATGGCATACGGCTGGTACAGCCTTGATCTAATTGATTTGGAAGGTCAAGAGGGTGGCAATGGCAGAGCAGGCATCATGATCCATGGCGGCGGGTCCGCGTGTGGATGGCCAGGCGCTTGGGCCCCAAAGCAAAAGCTATTTCCAACTCACGGCTGCGTTCGTTGTCAAAATATTGATCTTCGGGACAAAATTTTGCCGCTGACCAAGCAAGGAACAATTTGGGTGAGCGTCTGGCAGGAGGGCTGATGGCCTGGCAGCAATGGCTTTTCGCGCTGTGCTATGAGCTTGCTCTTGAGCTGGCCAAACGACGCCCTTCTATTGCTTCTAAATGGTGGTACAAGCAGCTCCTGGAATGGTGCCGTCCTGCGTGGGTGGAATGGAAAACCGAAACCACGCTGCAAGCCGTTGACAAGCAAGCCAAGGCGTTAATAGAGCAATGGGAGGAAGAGGAGAGAGAGCATCGTTCAGAAGCCCTTGCGGCGAAGGCTAGGGAGCTTTTCCCTCAGGCCACCGTCACGCCACTGCCTAATACAGTAGTGCCCAGCGTGATGATCGTCCACGAAGCGTCAGACGATGCCAGTGACGACATAAAAGCTCTAGGCGCAGAGCTCCGCATCACTTGGACACTTGGCAGTCCAGACCCTTTCCTATGAGGTTATGAAGGGTCATAAAATGATCTAAGCCATCGCCATATTCCAGGCCGAAAACGTCGTAAATGGCCCAGCGATAAGAGCCCCTGTCTTGCACTTCTGCCTTGTGCATCAGCTTGCACACTTGCCGAAAAGCCTGTGCCCGGCCTTCATAATCAAGACTGTCCCACCAAGCATCATCTTCAGCATCTTGCTGCTTTTGATAATTTTCAAAAGATTCTCTGAGCAGCTTGATTTCAGCGGAATTTAGCCAATCGTCCATCGTCATGCCATCACCGGCCCCTGAAGGCTAATGTACAGCATCCTCCACTTTTGGGCTTCCTTTTCGTGATATGCCGCCCATTCTTCAACGGCGCCAAGGATTAGCCCATAAGCTTGGCTGCAATCATCTTGATTACACATGAGTTCAGACAGCGCTTCGCCAATGGCTTCTTGCTGCAGTCTTAAATGTTCATTCATGAAAGACAAGGCGATGAATGAGAGATGGCTGAATCATACCACCGCCGCCTTATGAATCACACTTGCTGACCAGCAAAAGCGCCTATGCCCACGGCCCAACAGAGGTGTTGGCACCGGACGCGCTGATCGGCCAAATGGCGAAGTAGGAGCCAGCAACGGTTGAATAAGCGCCGCCTGGGGCAACACTCAGTGTGTATTGCGGAATGAACGTGCCACCTTCATTAATGCTGACCGTGCCAGTAATGGACCAAAATCGCGATGCTGTTGCAGTGCTGGTCGATGCGCCAATGGATAAATTGCTCGTGCTTGCTGTTGCAAAAGCATCGGGGCCAAATACAACCGGCAACGCAGTAGTCCTGCTAACAACTTGACCTATATAAAGAATGTTGTTAACGGTTGCGGTTCCGCCAAAAGAAATGCCAAGACTGTGGCTAGTCCCGCCTGCGGTTTTAGTTAGAGCGCATTTGTATTCAAATGCATATACCGTGCTTGATTGGAGCGTGACGCCAACACCAAATACTGATTGCGCTGTGTTGCTATTGCTGCCGACGTAGTTGCTATCCAGCCGATAGAACATCATCGACGGCGAAACGCCACGGCTGACTGGCGTGGTGTACAGAACTTTGCCATCAAACTCAGCAGCACCAGCGGTTGCTGATGTCAGAAGGCTGCCAGACTGAAAGGTAAGTGGCGACAGAGAGCTAGTGCCAGCCGCCAGCGTCAAGTTGTTGGTCAGCGTGCCGCCAGAGAAGCCGCCTGCCGCGCTCCAAGTTGGCACGGCTCCAGCTCCAGCAGAAGTGAGCACTTGTCCGCTGGTGCCCGCTGCCCCATTGAGCTGAAGCGGACCCTTGAAATCAGCGCCAGTTAGTAACTCTCTAGTCATCAGCCAACTACCACCACGCGGTAAGCATTAGAAGCTGGAGCAGTGGCAAACACTACCGTCAGAGTGTTGGTGGTGGAGTGCGCAACGTCGGTGATCACTTCGTCGTAGGTGCTGTTGTTATAGACGGTAACATGCACGTCACGACTGCCGAGGTTGTGGGTGATCGTGTAGCTGGTGTTGCTGCCGTCACCGATGCTGGCCGAGTATTTCTTGATTCGGCCTGACCACGTTGCCAGCTTTAGCGGAGTGACAATGCGGGCGTCATCAGTGCCGGCGTCAACTTCGGCTTGTGTTGCCAGCTCGGCAATACCCGCTGTGGATTCGCTCGCTGCTGGCGCTGCGGTGCCAAATGTCACCCAGCTAATCGTGCTGCTACCAATAGTGCCATTGACTTGGTCTTGGCGGTAGGTGGTGCCGGCACTAGTGCCTTCTTCGACTGTGGTGACGGCTTGCTCCAGCTCAGCAAAAGTGCTTGCGTCCAGCGAACGGGTCATGGCAACGGCATCGCCGTTCCACACGTAAATGCCGTTTTGCGAGTCTGTTGACTGAGCCCGAACCAGCACTCGGTCCTGGCTGGCCATCGTAATGCCATTGATAGTGGCACCGGGGCTGCTTAGATCAAGGTTGGACTGAGTGGCAACACGGCAAGAATCCTTCCATGCAAGACCTTCCACCAGGGAATCGACGTAAGACTTGGGCGCCGCGTCGCCAGAACTACTTGGAGAAGGAAGATTGACAACCTTGGAAACCGACTGGAAGTCAAAGTCGGTAAAAATCTTTTTAGCCATATCAGGTTAGTCTTGCAAAGCCGGCGGTTGGCACTGTGAACAGTATAACTGTTTGATTAACACTAGAATGCGAAACTTCAGCTTGAACTTGTTGACTGCCGCTATCGTACACGTCTACATTTGGCTTGTAACCAAGATTGTGATTGATCGTCCAAGTTGACGATGGAGATGATTGAGTGAAGTTAAAAGATAAACTTTTCCACTCTGTATCGTAGTCAGAACTGGTTTTCTTGACTAGCAATTGGCTGGCCGTTCCGCCCGAAGGTACGCCCGGCCCCGGCACTCCTTGCGGGCCATTGCTCGATTGCTCAATAAATACGCTAGGAGATTGCTCAATTGCTACGGACGGGGCGGAGTCCGTAGTAATTACAATCACAGCGCCGTCTTGACTGATTGTCATTGGAAACTAAGTCCCCGGTTCAAATAGGCATTGCCTTCCAAGATATAATACGCATCATTGCTGGGTTCTGTGATCAAAATATCATATTGTCCTTGCTCGGTAATACCGCTGGTCCCAGAAGCTTCTAGGCGAATCTTAAAAATACCACTAGCCTGATTCACGTAGGAAACGGCAAAATCGGCAAGCTTGTCGGTTCCCAAACGATTATACAACTTAGACACAATTGTATATCCGCTCATGTTTATCGGCACGCCAGCGTTGCTTTTATACTGCACTTGCAGTTCAAACGTTGCCCCTTGGTAAATGGCAATGTCGTACTTTCCCGGCGTAATCATAACTTCTCCTTTTCTTTCATTGTAAGAAGATTACACTACTTCCACCCATCCAATCATCCCGAGAGCCTTTGCGCTTAAGGCACTGTCTACGGTGAGAATAAGAGTGTCGCTAACACCTGAAGCGTTTTGACCAAGCGCCAAACGAATGGCTTCTGCCACTGCATAATTGTTTGCGCTTCCCTGACTGACAAAGCCGGCGTCGATAATGGTGCCACCAGTTGCCGTGCCGCTTGTAGTCACCTCCACATTGCCCCTGCCATTATCAGCAGCGGTCCAAACCACTCCAGAAAGCGTTGGATTGAGACGAAGCCGCCAAAGCACCACATCGCTTGAGGCAGTAGTAGTGGAAATACGCACGGGAAGAATCACATTGCCAGTGCGGCCACTAGCCATGCGAATGCCAGCAGTAATGCGCTCTCCAGAAGTATTGGGGACAGCCGCAAGATCGTGGCCCACCGAATAAACTGCACCATCAGGCTCATAGCCCCCTTCACTCAGCAAGCTGCAGCAAATATGCTTCATTGTCGCGCCAGAGGCCTGAACGCTAGCGTTGCGCAAGCGGTAGGACAATGGAAGAATGGCAGTGGTCATGTAGACACTATTGAGCGCGTTGTAGTGCTCAAACTCGTGACAATAAATGATTTCTCCATTGACCACAAAGCCGCATCGCACACGCCCCACTCCTAACCATTCCAAGTCAGCAGTAAAGATTTGCGCTTTTGCGAAATCTAAAGAATCAAGAGTGTCAAGATTCCATTCTGATTGATTTACAACGTCTTCTTGTACTGTGCCATCGGCATAGCTCCGAATGACAAACTGCACTGTTGTACCACTCGCTCTGACCATCACGCCATTTTGATCGTTGAACATGCCCACTTCTTGGATGAGGCCTGATGCCAGTGGGGAGCCAGCGAAACTCTGCAAAAGCATCATGCTCTTGCCGGCTTGATAAGGAAAGTTCTGTTTGGTACGCCTAAGCACAGTATCGCCAGAAGCAGTGGTGGTGGTCATCGCCACACTGCTTTGATTGGTTAAAAACGTGGAAGTGCCACTGCCAACAATTGCATCAAACCATTGATCAGGACGCTTGTCATAGCGCATTGTGCTATCAAAAAGCGTATAGGGAGCACTGGTGCGTTGCCTGCCAAACGCATCCACCGCTCCACTATCTACGCCAGTTTGCAGGAGCTGACCGCGATAGTCAGCAAGAATGTGCGTTTCAAACTGTTCGCCACCCTTCAATACTTGTCCCACAATCCATAGCCCTTTTTTACATCTTACTCTTTTTTCGGCATATAAGCTTCTTCGTATTCAGTGCCAATGGAAAGCATGGCTTCGATTACGCTTTGCGGAGCATAGCCACAGCCCATCATGAACTGATAGAACGCTCGCATCATTGCAGAAGCCGTGTCGGCGCTGTAGGTGTGATTGATTTCTTGATACGAACACGTATCATGCGTCACGCCATCATCAGAAAAACGATGGGAAAAGGAAATGGAATTGACGAAAGCCATTGCATGAAAAGAGGCCAGCCCGAAGACTAGCCTCTCGTTTGCCCATCGTCAACTAGCGCTTGCCCTGTCCTCGTAAAAGTTTACGACCGTGACTGGGACGACTGTTTTGCCCATTGCCCTGCCTGGTGCGTTTGGGCGTGCTGACGATAATGCGCTTTGAGCTGGATGCTCCTGCCTTGCTTTTGACGGCCACGATGGACTGACGAAAGCATTAGTTTAGCTTTGCCAAGGCACTCCGGCTTGGCGACTGGGGGCATGTTTTTCATCGAGCTGCATTTGAAGAGCAGTTTCGATTTCCTCCACCTTATCTTCGCCCAGTTTTTCTTTCAGCCAGCCCACGCAAATTTCTTCCGTGAGGCTGTCGAAAGGAATCATGTCGTCTTCGGGACGCTCAAGACCCAGGGAGCCATAAGCACCGGCCGAATAAACGCCGTCATTGGCATCAATTGTATAGTGCAGTGTAAAAACGAAGCCGTCTTGAGTCTCGCGCTCAAGGTTGGCAATTCGCCAAGTAAAAATGGTTTCCATGGAAAGTCAATTGACTTGAGACAGTCTACAAGAAAACAATGGTCACGCTCATTAGAGAAGGTGACTACGACTGCTCGGTAACATAAAAGTTTTTATGTTATGGATCCAAGTCAGTCGTAGCAAGGGATTTGAAGTATTGGCAGGCGTCGGAATTTAGCCAATGCCTGCCAGACCCAGTAACGAGTAGGGTTACTGGCTCTAGGCGATACCAGCATCCGTGAGACGCTGTTCTAGAACTTCAATCTTGACCAGCGCTTCCTGTAGCGCAGCCGTCAGCAGGGGCACCAGCTTTGATTGGTCGATGCCTTGGTAGACAGGGCTGCCGTCGTCGTCCACTTCATCTTTGGTGCCAGTGACACACTCAGGAACAACGGCCTGTGCTTCGTGAGCGATGAAGCCATCAACCGTCTTGTCAGGATCCGCGATGAAGTTGAAGCGGTGAACCTGAAGCTGGTTGAGGCGATTAGCAGCACCAGTCAGCGGAACGATGTTTTCCTTGAGTCGGTAGTCAGAGGAGGTGTTGTAGGCGGTGGCGGTGGTGGTAACAGAAATGCTGCCTACAAAAACAGCTTCACGATAGAAGTCGAATACACTGCCGTTTGTATCGGTTCTGTTCGCCGTAAATGCCGAGCCCTGATAATTGGCGGCGGATACACGGCCTTTTTCAATCTGCACTTTTGGATTGTTTCCAGTTGCCTGCCAAGGATTACCTGTTGCATTGATGTTAATTGTTCCATCATTGGTAATCCTCATCCGCTCCGTCGGGCTGCTCGCTCCGTCGGCGGTAGTGGAGAACACTAAACGCGAAGGCTGGCTTGTGCCTGCCGTCCATGTACCGCCGTCTCTTACGGCGTTGATGTTTGCCGCTGGAACATGATTGTTACCAGAAAATTCAAGCGTTCCAAGAGCGCCACCATCTAATGGATCTCCTGAACCCTTACAAATAAGAATCTTGCCGCCTGCAGTGCTTGAGTCGGATCGCCCTTGCGCAGCAAGAATCGCATTACCGCTAGACAGACTAGACGTGCCAACTAACAGGCGGCCGGAAGTATCAATGCGTGCGCGTTCGGTGCTATTAATGCGGAATGCAAGTGGGGTATCAGAAGCAACACCAGACTTGGTGGTATCAAGATAAGCAATACCATTAAGACCAGGACCTTCAGATCCAAGTATTAAACGTTGCGGGGAACCATCACTGGAAGCACTATTACTAATTGCAATCGACGCTCCTGTGCCCGTAGAGGGTCTTAGCTCAATAGTTCCAGCAGGGGTGTTGCTTCCAGTGTTAAAGCCAAATAAACCAGCAGATGTAATCCTCATCCGCTCTGTCGGGCTGCTCGCTCCGTCGGCGGTGGTGGAGAACAATAAACGGCCTGGCATGTCGTTAGTGCCGGGAGTGCCGTCTACTTCAGTTCGGATCCATGCTGCAATTGGATATGCATTAGAAGCGTTACCAGCAGCACCAGTAAATATAACTTCGCCCAGCACATCTCCACTTTGCACTATTGTGTTAGTACCAAGCGAGCCACGGGATTTGGCGAAAGTTAATCTGGGCTTGTCTGTGTCATTGGAGAATCGGGCAATTAATAACTGAGAAGTTTCATTGTTAGTGCCAGCGACTTGCGAATACGCAGTGTCAAGCAGTGATGAGCTAATAGCAGTAGACGTCCCCACCAGCAGCCTGCCGGAGCTGTCGATGCGGGCTCGTTCACTGGCCGTGCCACCGTTTGCGTTGGTAGCAAATACAAGGTGGTTGCCATTTTCAGCCGCCCCAGTATTGACTGCGCCAATGTACGCATAGCGGTTATCACTGTAATCAACGGTGCCGTTGGAAAATGCAATTCGAGCGCCGCTGTTAGATCCACCATTGCGATTCTGTAGGTAGAGATGGTCAACAGCGCTGGCGCTATCGCTGCGAAGGTGGAGAAGATTGGTAACT